GTTCTCTTCTGTTCTCTCGCAGAAATACCGTTCCGATACGGTCGAAAACTGGTTTTTGGATGGCTGTTTCTTCTCCTTGTTCCAACCGTTGAAGAGCAGAACCACCTGATACTTGCCCTCTTCTGTCGGATTGCCGTCTGTCTCAACAATTCTCCACCGTTTGCGGTCCGCCTCCTTGACGGTGTATTCGAGTGCTTCCAGATAAGCCTCGTTCAGATATTTCTCGTCCTTCCATTTCGATCCGTAAAGAGTCGCCACCCACCTGATGCGCTCCCTTACGATGTCGCAGATGGATTTCATCTCCTCAATTCTCTGTGGTGTCATTCACCTTCCCCTTTCACATATTTCTGGATCTCATCCATATCGAATTTGTAGAGCGGATAAATGCAGAACCCGCTCGACTTGTATTTGCCTGTCGGAGATCCCAGTTTGTACTTCTTGATGAATTCTTCCGCCCAAGGGCAGTTGTTCGTGTCCACGTATCCTTCGTCCTCATGCACATCAAGCCGATCCAGACACACCGTTATCCTCGCTACTGCCTCTCCATTTTTCGTCACGACATTAAGGGCGAGGCTCGAATCTGCTATGAAAAAGTCGTATGTCAAACGACAATTTGGATAGATCATTCCGTAAGTCTCTACCGTCAATCCTTGCATCACGCATCCTTCGGTTGGGACGTGATAAGGTTCCCCGTCTTTCGGATGGACGATAGCTTTCGTTCCGCACCGCTCAAACTCTTGACACTCTTTGCATCTCACTTTCCGTATCTCTCCTTTCGCCAATTCAGAACCTCGTCCCACGGCATATTCTTGTATTCGAGATATGCCGGCTGGTTGAACCAGTCCTTGATTCCGGCGTAATGCAGAATCCTGACGGCATTCGGACGCTTCTCCGTCCAATCATTTACGTTGTACTCGGACGGCAGATTCTTGATTCGCCCCTGGCAGAGATAATTCAGCACATCCTGATCGACCCATCGGAATCTGCACCTGTTCAGAACGTCAATCACCTCATCGGCTTTGCCGGAATTCCGAAGTGCTTTCAGGTTGAACATCACTACTCCGTGGTTGCAGTACAAGTAGTCGTCATACGATCTGTGCGTTTCCCGACAGGACGCGAAATAGTATCCGTCCAGCGGAATCTCCCACAAGTCCGAAATGTCCCTCCTGATAATCGTGTCCACATCGAGCGAGAGGATCTTGTCATGCTCCGGAAACACAAGTGGCAACGCCGCCCTCATCAGTGCCATGTACGAAAAGTTGCTCGTCATATTCGGAGTGCCTTCCGCGAAGTATTCCTGATCGCTGACGTTCAGCACCTCGACCTCTTTCGGGAATTTGAACGGAAGCTTGTCGTCTTCCGCCAAGAGATAAACCTTATCCACATCGGAATTGCAAAGCAGCGACTTGGCCGCCACTTCCATGTGCGGATAAAGATTTCGTGTTCCTGTGTATACTGCGTATTTCATTTGTTTTAAATCACCTCTTTCGTGAGCAACTGGCAGATAATGCTGCAATCTTCCATTATCTCCTCATTGATGTTGCCTCTGTTTGGATCAAGCTCGTCCAGGAATGATCTCCCGATACAACTGTGTCCTATCTCGCGTTCCTGTCTCGCTCTTCTCTCGAACACTTCTGGAAAATCCACGCGGATCTTGTTCCAGTAACCCATTCCGCCCTTCACGCATCCGATGCAGTTGTTGTTTGGATATCCAAGGTCATACATCACTGGACGCTTCAATCCAAGTTTCCATGCAACACCGTGGGCATCCTCTTTTGTTAACCCGTGCTCAATCAGCGGGAATTCATGGTCGAAATCCGAGAGTGTCTTTTCAGTCCGCTCTGCCCGATTCTTCTCATTGCAGTCGAAGCCCCAGACGTAGGTATGGTGTTCTGGATGTTCTCGTTCCCATTTCTTCCTGACATCCTTCTTGAGTCTCTGCGTGCATGCAGCTCCATGCGGACCGTTTATGTATCGCTCCCGTTCAATCACATCATCAACGCTCTCAAACCTGTCGGACTGGATGATTGTTATCTTCCGACAAAGAATCTCTTCGCAATCATGCAGAAACCTCAAGCTGTCTGGATGCTGATTGGAAATATGGGTGTAAATAATCTCGTCAATATCCTTTGCCAAATAGCAAGCTACAAAACTACTTATTCCTGTTGAAAACCAACATACTTTCACGCACCACACTACACTTATCCGTGCATGTGGTAACTCTTCATACTACGCTCTCAATAGCATCAAAACTCTTAGCTTTACATCACCTGTTGGCATATGGTGACAACCAGATTTCATCTGGATAGCGTTCATCCTTTCGTAAACTCAACTCCACTAAATGCTTCTCTGACGATATAATCACTACTGACAGTTACTACCGGAATCTCGTATTCCACATGCATGTCAATTGTTATCGTCTGACGTTTCACGCGTCCTTTCTGCGGAATAATGTTTTCCGCGTTGTCGATGATGTACTGCCCAACGTTTTTCAGGAGCTTAATCCTGTTCTCTCTGTCAATAAACACTACTTTCCATCACCCACTCTCATCCTGAACCGCTTCTGGACGCTTTCGCCTTCGTCCCACAGCCAGTTCATATCGCAATCATCGAATTCCAACTGAACGCCGAAATCCCTTGCCAGTTCCTCATACGCCGCCCGAATGCCGATTTTGTCCACATAGTCGGATGCCCTGTTGTAGTTTCCGACAATCCGATTCATCGACTTCTGAACGGTCTTCAGCGACCCGACCGTCATCTTCATGGCATAAAGCATGATGATGATATTTGCGGCGCATATGTAAATCTCTGAGTTATACAACAATTCTGCGGCTACGTCTCCGCAGTGTTTTGCGGTTTTTGTTTCCATCGCACTCAGGTAGCTTTCGACATCGGTGTACACTTTGCCGTCAGAATCTTTAATCGCCGCCGGCATGAGCCTGCTCTTCGGCTTTTCCATGATCCCGATTTCGCCTTTTGCCACCTGACGCGCGGCTCTCCTTCTTTCTGCCCTGTTCATGCATTTACCTCCTGCAACATGGGCAATCCTTTTTTCTTCCGAATCTCGTTCAGAAACTTCATCGAAACGTCCTTTCCGTGATAGAATTTTCCGCCAACGTCATGGCTGGATCTCTGCTCCAGATCATCGAAGCACGCCAGAAGGATATTGGTGATGTAATCGTCCCTGTCGAATTTCTCCCATAACTGGTTCAGCTTGTCGTACATCTCGTCCCAATATTCCTGCCTGTCTTCAGGCTGTCCGATTTCCTTTCTGAGTTTCCAATACTCATTCATAAACGAGGATTCTAGTTGTCTTCTTGTGTCTGAGATTTGGGCCATGTTAGTTCCCCTTTGTTAAATCTTCGAGGGTTAGCTGCCCCTCTATCTGCTCTTCCGCCTTCTTTTCTGGCCGGACAAGTCTTACTACCGGGATACCGGAATACTCCTTGTTAAACAATCCGCACGCCGTCCATTTCTTCCTGAAATCAGTTGCCTCGGAAGAGCTCTTCCCGTAGTGCGAGCACTTGTAATAAGTGTCCTGGTATTTGTGCGTAACAAGGTTTGAACATTCGCCGCACTTATGCTCCGGAACCTTTCCAAACATTTTGTGCATCAAGTCAATCTTGCGTATCGTCATAACATCTTCTCCAGATTCTCTTTGAAAATCTTGTTATGAAGCCTGTTTCCCCGACCATCCGTCCACTCCAGATTCGTGATGGAGTTGTTCTGCTTATTTCCGTCAATATGGTTGACTTCCGGCAGATTATAGGGATTCGGGATGAACGCCAATGCCACAAGCCTGTTGATGCGTTTCTTGATGCTCCTGCCGTCACGGCACAGACCGATCTTCAAATACCCCTTCTTGTTTTCATAAGGCTTCAGGATCCCGTTTATGCTCCTGACTCTGCCCCATGTGCTGACCTGATATTTGCCCTCAAAACCCTCTATGTCTTTCCAGGTTTCGTTCAATTCGTCACCTCTTATGCAAATGCCATCTGCCCATCTGTCTGGATGTAAGCGTTCAGATTCGGAATCCGTTCACCCTTCTTCAGATACGGACAGTTCGCTCCAACAAGTACCTTTGCCATAATCGGAACCACGCTGTTGCCGATCCTCTTCACCTGTTCCGCAGTGGGATACTTTCTCCACATATAATCTCTGTCGATGATGTAGTCTTTCGGAAACCCCTGCATCACCTTCAGTTCTTCCGGTTTAAGCATTCTTAGGAAGATATCGGCAATCAAATAGGATTCGCCTTCGATCTCTACTTTCACCCCAACTAATCCAAAGCGGTCTTTTGTGGTTATTGTCCCAACAGGATAATCAACAGGCCATATTGCGTCTTCTCTTCCGTAATAGGAAACAAGGAAGGCAGATACCAACGCGAAGCGATCCTTTGTCACTATCGTTCCAAGGGGCTTATCCATCGACTGACCGTCTTTATCATGTCCGTAATACTTTACCAGCGATGCCGACACCAAACCGAAATGACCCGGCGATGTGGTTATCGTGTGGCAAGGCTCATCACACCCCTGGCCAGTCCCCGTCTTGTAAAATTTACTCAGGAACGCCGTCACAAGACCGTATCTATTGGAAGTATCAATGGTTTTTATAGGCTCAGACAAAAGCTGTCCTCTGCTGTCTCCCGCCTTCGTTTCGCCGTGATACTGAATCATGAACGCCAGTGCATTTTCATCCTTCACAATGTATGGCTCTGGATTGTCAATGATGTACTTCTTAATTCCATTTGCTATCCTTCGTTGAGTGGCTTCTGCCAGCGGCTTCTTACGGTCAAAGATTGATGTTCCCAAATCTGACCAATCAATGTAATCGCCACATTCTAACCAAGGATCCAATCCCGTGATCTCAGGAAACTTACTGTGCGTCTGAGCGGGCCATACAATGTCTCTTCCATCTCTTCGGAAGATTGCATACCACCTTTTTCTTGTTGTCGGTGCACCGTAATCTGCTGCCACCAATTCACTACATTCAAACATATATCCCAGTGACTTCATTGCCGTGATGAATCTGTTATAATCCTCGCCAACTCTTTCCTTGATCGGTCTGCCAGTGCTGTCGAGAGGCCCCCATTGCTGAATTTCTTCGACATTTTCCATGATGATTACATCCGGCAGGATCTGCCTTGCGTGCTTGAATACCGCCCACGGCAGAATCCTCAATCCCTGGCTTCTCGGCTGTCCGCCTTTTGCCTTGCTGTGCGAAGTACAGTCTGGCGAAGCCCACATCAGATCAACGTGCCGACCTGCAACATATTTCTGCAAGTCAACCTTGAAAATATCTTCTGTCAGATGCAGAGTGTTCGGATGATTCGTCTTGTGCATCAGGATGGCCTGCGGATCGTGGTTAATCGCAATATCAACCGAATATCCAAGAGCCATCTCAATGCCGACAGAAGCACCTCCGCCTCCCGCAAATGCGTCAATTATCATTTCCGGCATCACCTCTCAATCAAACACAGGATCGGCGTCTTCCGGCAGAGGAACGAATCCGTCAGATTTATCCCATCCGTAAATCTTGTTCTCGGTAGGGTCATTCCTGAGACGTTTCGTTTCCGTCTCATACCAAAGCGGAATGAAGATATCCTGATTTCCGCCGTCCCTGTCTTTTGCTATCTCAATTACATTGGTTGCCTGATATATCGGATTGTCATCACGCCACCCAAGCGTTACCTTCGACAATCGCTGAAAGTCATTGTTGTTCCGATGAATTATGAATGCGTTGTCCACGGCGTTTCCGAGATCTGCCGTACCGGCAATGTCATCCAACCTCAGGAATCCCATTGCTTTTCTGGGATGAGCCACGAAAAGGATATGGATTCCCATCTGCTCTGCCATCTCATGGAGTGACCACACGAATGCCGTCTGAGCCTCATATTTGCTATCTGCCAAGCCCGTGATGTTGAATGCCATAAGGTTGTCGAGAATCAGTATGTCGAGATTGTCGCTCTCAACCTTCTTGCGAAATTCCTCTTTTACGGCCTGATAATCATTGCCGTACTTGTTGTTGTAGAGGAAGAAGTTGCTTCCCATCCATGTGGCGATCGCCTTCTGTTTGTCGGCATTCACGTTGTACCAGTTCTCGTACTGCGTAGGCTCGACATTTCCTTTGCCGGCGGCTTGCAGATATGTCCACCTCATAAAGTTTCGCGCAGATAACTCTCCCGAGAATACGCCGACCTTGTTCTGGTTCTGACAGCACTCAAGGACAATGCCGGAGATCCATGTGGATTTGGCAGATCCTCTCAGGCCAGACAAGATGCTCACCGCTCCTTTTTTCAGCCCACGGATCTTCTTATCAATCCCTGACGTCCCAGTTCTGATGAACGTCTCCTCTGCTTTCGGCATCTCATAAATCTGCGTTGCCGTATAAAACACAGGTTCATCTGCCTTGGCTTCAATCTTTCGGTATGCATTCTGGACTCTTGACTTGGAGTAGATCCTCTTCTCATAATCCTGCTGACGCTGTTCATATGCATCTGGCTCATAGAGAACCCTGACATCCCTCCATTTTTTATCGGAGCAGCTATTGTGGAAACAGCAGAATCCGACTCTTCCGTCACTGCTCTGGAATATCACGGCATCCTTGCCGGTATGGTTGCTGTCAAACGGACAATGCTCAAGGATGTACTTTGTACTGCCCTGATAATCAGCCTTCTGGTAGACAATGTTGTGGGCATCCAGCCAGTCGCCGACATTGAACTCCCTCGGACGGTAGTGGTTGTACCTCTGCGGCTTCTCTTCCTGCGGATAGTATGAAACCAACTTTTCGAGATATCTGCGG